AAAAAGATATCTCTACTCATCATAAAATATACTAAATATTTGGATGAATTTAGTCTTAATCTTAATGATGAAATCATTGATTTTATTGATAAACTACAATCAGAACGCCCTTCTGTCCCGACAAAAGAACCAGATCCAATCGATAAAGAAAATTTTGTGAGATGTATCGAAGATGTTTATAAAGAATATGCAGGTTTTTCAATAAACCGAGAAGACCTTCAGAGAAAATTACGTCATATTTATGATGACACTTTTCTCATTCCACAGATCAACGATATGATTAAAGTCGCTTGGCGTGAGAAGACAGCATCTTATGAGCCGCCAAATCATTCGTTAGAACCACATCCGCTTAAGTGGAAACGCTGCGTAGATGGAATGCCTCTGAAGACTGAAGATTCATACTATCCATATCTGGTTTATCCACAGCAAGGTGATCTGAGGATGTATAATTATGTAGGTCTTCGAGATTTGTGTTTGAAAGACAAAATCACACACTACTGTAAGGTCGATGAATATTGAAATAGGAACGGAAAATGAATTCAGAAATGATAGAAGATTTGGTAAGAGAACTGAGGATAAAGGCCGAATTCTATAAAGAAGAATACAAAAAAGTCATAGAAATTTGTGGCCCTTTGTTACATAAACATCACGACCAAACATTAGGATCCGTCTATGAATTAAAACCATGGGTCAGCGAGACAATCTCTTTGGGACATTGCCCAAATTGTGTTCCTACTTTGACGCATCCGTTTAATCCGCTTTTACCTTATAATACTCCACGAATTCCAAAAGAACCGAACTATGTGGGAGTATATATCAAGAATGCATCACCCGAACCAAAACCACTAGAGTGGAAGCAATGTGGTGACGAGATGCCGCATGAAGAGGATCCAGGGGATTTTTTTGTATATCCTCGAGTTGGTAATAAGCTTTATTTTAACGCAGGTTCACTCCATGATTTATGGAAAGATAGACTCATTACTCATTACATCAAATTAAGTTGACGATGAAATTTCACAACGTCTTCGTTCCTCTTCCGTGGCAAAAACCTATCCTTGAAGATACGTCTCTTATCTGTTTGCTGCATGGGACGGCAGGAGGAGGGAAAACTCGGGTTGGTTTAGAGAAGATGGACCTTTTCGCTCGTCACTATCCAGGGTCTTCTATTTTGTTTGTTAAAAAATCATTCTCTACCATTCATGGCACGCTTCTTTTGCCTTTTGAAAAAGACGTGATTCGCGGCGCGACTGACGTAAAAATTCTTAGAGCTAAGAGTGAGTACATTTACAAAAACGGCAGCCGCATCTTTTGTGCAGGCATGCTCAATGATAAAGAGCGAGAGCGAGTTCGAGGCATTGGTCAAAAAGGAGGACTTGATGCAATTTTAGCAGATGAACTCACTGCTTTTACCGTTGAAGATTTTGATGAGTTATTAGGTCGTTTACGAGGACCTGATAGTGGGTTCCGTCAATTCCTTGGAATGACGAATCCTGGAGCGCCAGGTCATTGGGTGAATCAAAGGCTTATTTTAGGGAAAGAAGCAACAGAGTACTTTAGCTCGTATCAGCAGAATCATTACAACCCCGATGATTATTCAACCACGCTTCAGAAAATGGGTGGCGTCTTAGGACTTCGACTTCGAGAAGGGAAATGGGTCCAAGCCTCTGGTGCTGTTTATCCTACCTTTGATGTCTCCTTTCATGTCATTAAACGGTTCTATCTCCCTCCTCATTGGAGAAGAATCCGATGTATTGACTTTGGGTACAAAAACCCCTTTGTATGCCAATGGTGGGCTATTGACCCAGATGGTGCGATGTACCTGTATCGTGAGCTTTATCGTACGGAAGAATTAGTCGAAGATATGACTAAACTTATTCTAAAATTGACAGGCGATGAGAAAATCGAAGCTACCGTTCGAGACCATGATGCAGAAGATGCGGCCACCATGGAACGACACGGGATTTTGACGACCCTTGCCTACAAGCATGAAGAACCTGGGAGACAAGCTGTTTTGGAACGATTACAAAAGATGAAAAATGGCAAGGCGCGTCTTTATATCTTCGAAGATTGCTTGGTTTATCCTGACGAGAAGCTAATTGACGCGAAGAAGATTTACTCAACTACACAGGAGTTTGACTCCTATGTGTATGAGAAGGCCAAAGATGGCAAACCATCGACCGACCGACCGTTGAAACAAAACGACCATGGAATGGATGCGATGCGATATGGGGTCAGTTATGTGGATAACGTCAAAGAAAAATTTGATTTGCCTGCCACGCCGCAAGAGACAAAAATGCTCAGTGAAGTATTTTCCAAAGAATATGAATCGAAATCACCCTTTTTCAAGAAGTCATCGAACGCAAATCAATGGTGGCCTGGAGCTAAGTAGAGGCGGGATATGAATAAAATATGTAATATATGTGAAATAACTGGGCGTTCTTACGAAGGTAAGGTTTATTATCTTACAGAAGAAGAGTTGAAATTTTTTTCGAAGATGACAAAGAAAGAAATTTTAAGATTGATCGCAGCTTCTGTATGCTCTTTAGGACTTGGATTGTTAATTCAATGGATATCGATTCATTGGAGTGAGTTATCATATTTTATGAAAATAATATTTCTAGTCACTTGTTTCTCTTGGGGAATCTTAGTCCTTACAGAATGTTTTTATTGTGGAATAAAGAGATGGAGAGATTTTCTTTTATCAAAGGGGGGGAAATGAATGATCATTCATCAGTGAAGTTTTCTTTTAAGGATGGGACATGCTTCGCTTCACATATAAAATCCATCAAATATATCGATAGTCCCCCTGTTGTTGACAAAAAGAAATCACCTAACCTTGTTGGAAAAATCTCTTTGGTTGGCAAAATCTCTGTTACACAAGAAGGGGAAAAATTTTTAGATGGTTTGTTTCAGACGCAAGGTCGCCTACATTGTCAATGGCATAATCTGTGTACTAATAAGCCAATTGAAGAATTTGGTCATCGCTATTATTGTTATCAGCATTATCGTTATCTTCTGATATTGTCAGACAAATGTTATACAACTGTTAATTCACAGCTTTACTTTCGTAGCTAGAATTAAAAGTTAATCTTTCTCTTGCACTTTCGTTTTTTTGTATCTTACCGTTTTTCTTCCATGGCGAAGAAGAAGGAAGAGATAGCAAAGATTCCAGAGTCGGAGAGAGGCAAGCTTTCTGCCTACGACTTTGATGTTTTACGTGAAACGCCTCCCATCTTCCCCTTTTCTGGATGGACCCCACAAGATATTATCTCCGCTATTCAGACCCATGACCAAGGTCAGTTTTTCTTATCTGAGCTTCTTTATCATGCGATGAGAAAAGAGACGAGAATTGGGTCCGCCCTTGAGAAAAGAGTGCACATGATTCGGAATTTCCCGTTCTCGATGCAATTTCCCGAAGAAACTCCGGAGAGAATCAAAAAGAAAATCATTCAACTTGAGCAGAATTTCGACCAGATCTTCCCAAAACATGCGCTGACGGAGATTTTACGACGCGTGATTATGTTCGGGTTTTGTATTGCTCGCCATAGTTTCAAGATGGTGGAAGATCAAGTCGTCCCGATTATTGTGCCTTGGACGCATTCGAGTTGTTATTACAACGTGATTGAGCGTCAATTCCGCGTCAACACGCAAGACGGACTCAATGTGCCTGTGGTAGGTGATCCTTGGATTATCTTCTCGCTAGGTGGAGAAAGACCGTGGCTCAATGGAGCCATGCGCCAGCTCGCGTTCCCTTTCAATCTGATTAACCTTGGATTTGACCGATGGATGAATTTCAACGATGTGGAAGCAACCGCGATTAAGCACATTTCCGGACCTCGGCCTACAAGGGAACAGAAAGAGACGGGATCGTTTGTACGTCAAACCGAGTCAGCTCGTGGCGGAGATACCATCTACAGCCCTGAAAATTATACCTTTGAACTGGTGACTTCAGGAGGAAGAGCGTCCGCGTATAAGACATTTCAAGAGTTGATTCAACTCGCTCATAATGAGATTTCCATCATCCTTACAGGAAATAATCTCACCCAAGAGATTAAGGGTGGCTCGCTAGCTGCCTCGAATACTGCAAGCCAAGGATTGCTAGAAGCCTCTCAATCGGATGTCGAATTTTTACAGACTCCGATTTATGAGCACACGTCTCGTTTATGGATTGAAAAGAATTTTACCCCTTTTGTGTATGGAGAGACCTCACTTACTCGATATCGATGGAAACCTTGCTGGGGCGTGACTGATATTTTAGACAAGTTGGAAGATTCGGAGTCTTCGCAAAAGTACGCGCAAGCCGTTACTTCTTTTCTAAACTCAGCCATCCAGGCCAATGTTGCCTCTCAACTTAATATCGATTGGGAACAGACAGCAAAACGTTGTGGGGTCATTCTTCATACAAATCGAATGAATGGAGTAGAGAATGAGTAGAGGCGATGAATTTGGTACAGAGCCGCAACAACCTAGCGGTGGAAGTGGCGGCACACTGGCCGGAGATGCGACTGGACCGATTGCAGCAAATAAAGTAGTTGCCGTTCAGAATGTCCCTTACAGTAATGTAGCCCCCACAGTGGTAGGCCAGGTGCCTACATGGAACGGGACTAGTTATTCTCCCTCTCTTCCTACGGCCACTTCCGCTATCACCCTTGTCGATATGGGACTTACGTTATGGGCGACTCCGGTCGTAGGAGAAGTCGGCTATCTCTCTGCTCCCAATACATTAGCTAAAGCCTCTGCCAGTGCATCGGTTACAAGCAATGTGTATGGAGTGTACCAAGGAACCGCAGGCACGGTCTCTACGAAAGGTAAACTATTGGTTCTTTTTGAGGCTGGACTCACGCTCGCGGCGGACGATTTTGTTTATCTATCGTTAACCGCAGGAAGAGTGACGAATGTTCAACCCTCCACCCCAGGACAGAGCATTGTGTTTTTAGGAACCCTTCGAGATCCTACAGGATATGTTTCATTAACGGGAAGTGCATTACCAGTCTTGTTTAATGCTGAAATTCCCATTTTGGTTTTATAGGAGCGATAATGAGCGTAACAATACTAACGACAGAAACCACTGGCCGTGGAGCAGTCCATTATGTCGATAAAGTGAATGGTGGTTTTGCACAAGATGTGAGCACGGGTCTTACCAATAATTATGTGGCGATTGTATCAGGAGGGGCGATTACGATCGGACCGCTAACTCAGGCCGCCCTCCCCGCCGCAGTGAATCCAAACCGTTCCGGTCTTACGTTATGGGCCACGCCCGCAGCCGGAGAGATTGGGTACGTAACCTCTACGAATAAAACTTTAGCCAAAGCCATCGCCACGGCACTCTCCACTTCGTATGTGTATGGTGTGTATGAAGGGACAGCGGGTACGGTCGATATTAATGGAGTGATTAACCTTCTTTTTGATACGGGCCTTACTCTCCTTTCTGGTCAGGAAATATGGTTAAGTCCAACGACTGCAGGAAGAGCGACCAATGTTCGACCCAGTACAACGGGTCAATGTCAAGTCTCGTTAGGGATTTTGGAAGATATTACCGGCTATGGAGGAGGCTCAGCTCTTCCGGTAAAGTGGAATCCACAACTTCCGATCCTTATTGTGAACTAATTTTGGAGTGATAATGAGCGTAAAGATCCTAACGACAGAGACCACTGGCCGCGGTGAGGTCAGTTATGTTGATAAAGTCAACGGTGGATTCGGCCAAGATGTAAGCACAGGTCTGACCAATGGGCATAATGTGTATGTATCTGGCGGAGCAGTTACCATTGGTGCCGATTCTAGAATCCCTCCCACTCCAACGGCTGCCGGGAAAATGCTTTATGACTCAGGATCTGCGTATGTGGAAGGTCCGGCAGGAACGAGTGGACAAATTCTTGTCTCTGGTGGTGCGGGTGCTTATACGTGGGGAACACGCGGCGGCTCGGTCATCTCGTTTTATTTAAATACAGGGCAATCGTTTGTAGCGAGTGGATACCTGGGTCTGGCCGGAGATGGGTCAAGCACCGTCAATGTGAATGTGGTTCCATGGGTCGTTCCTGCGGCAGGTACGTTGTCGAATTTGCGAGTTTTTGGGTTCTCTAATACCTCTGGCTTGACTCATATTTTAATTTATAAAGCCACAAGCGCTTTATCTCCATCGTATTCTGCTACGACTCTCGATGCGAGCGTTTCTGGCGGAACCTTTTCTGGAAATGATACTACGCATTCGGTCTCGGTGAATGCTGGTGATTTAATCGTCGCTTTCTCGAGTGCTTCCTGGTCTGCCAATGGCGCCTGTGTCAATGTCATGTATACACCCACCTAAAGGAGAAAAAGATGCCCACGCAACCTGTAATTAATCGAACAGCCCTCATTGCTGTCAAACACGCTACGACTGGATCACTCCCTCTTGGCCGAGGTGGAATCTTCACAGGTTCCTTTTCTGCGGATGGATTTGCTCTGGTCGATGTCTCGACGGGAGCCGATGGTCAAGTCGATTGTGTCATTGTCGAATCGACCCCGGATGATAAAACAGTTGGCTATGTTGTTATCGTTGGGCAATCGATGGTTCAACTCCGCATTGGCACAAATCCAGTCACAAAACGAGATAAGTTAAATCTGCAAGATACCTCGGGCGTATGGAAAACAGCGACAACCGGAGAAACGAATGTGTATTATGTGGCGCTGCAAAATGCAGCCGCTAATTCGTTATGCTGGGCGATTCCGTGCGCATCCAGACCTTTTTAAAGAAGAGGTACCTATGTATCGATACCTTCTTCTTCCCGTTTTCATGGCGCTTCTTTCGTGTGAAAAGACACCAAATTTCGACCTCTCGAAACCGATTTTCATCGTCAATCAAATGACCTTGCCGCAAGACAAACAAAGTCTTTTCCTAGAGGCGATGAAAGAAGCCATTCTTCATACCAAGGGAATCGTTTCTGCAGACAAAACCACGTTGCAAAAAATCATTCTTGTGAACACAGACGAAGAAGATTGTCAAAATCCAGAAGTGAGAGCCTTTGTCCATCTCCCGGATAATTTCATTATCCACTTATGCACGACCTTCTCCATCACCATGCCGTATACGCTCCCGATTGCCATAGATACGATGATGCATGAGTGGGGGCACGAAGTAGGAAATCGTTCAGACCATTTGCCTTGCGAAAGTCATTCCATTATGACCCCCACTCCCTTTTGTCATCCTGGACAAAAAGAATACACACAAAACGATATCGAATATCTGTGTAATTCTGGAAATACCATTCACGGGATTTGCGATTTAGTATCTCCATAAAAATAAAATAAAAAACTTCTTGCACTTTCGTTTTTTGCCTAAGTACAACAAAATTCGTGGAAAAACCTTTGAATTATTCAATTGCACTTCCTAAGCTTGGAAAAGAGCCTCCAAGCGAGTTGTGTTTATTGAAATGGGGGTTAAATCCAGCACGTCCCTTGCCTCTGTTTCTGACGAAAGAGAGTGCTAATGATATCATCAAAAAATTTCAAGAGAATGGAAATACCCTCCCCTGGGATATCGATCATAGTTCGGTTGATTCCACCATACCTGTTTCTGAAAGAGATGCGATTGGGTGTTTTAATTTGCAATTAAGAGACGATGGAATTTGGGCCGTTGATATCCAATGGACAGAACAAGGCGATGAAAAAGTTAGGTCTGGGAAATTTATGTATTACAGCCCTAGCGTTCAGCAAATCGATATTGGGATAGGACATATTGTTTGCGAGATTAAATCCGCAGCAATTACCAATTATCCACGCATGAAGAAGTTAAAACCCCTATTAATGTCGGAAAATCAAACCCCCATGACCACAATGAATATGAATTTACTCCCCGACGAAGAACTATACAGCCGAGTGCGTCCCATTAAAAAGATGCAGCAAGGCGCCTCTTCTTTGATGAATGACGTCCAAGCGTTCATGAGTTCGTACAACGATACTTCAAATCCGTTGATGGAACTCTCGAAGATGATGAGCACTTCGCTTCCTTCGTGGCTGGAGCAATTAAACATGCTGATTGAACAGCTTGACCCCGATGGATTAACCGAAATGGGGATGTATGCCGATCAAAAACAAGGAGCCGTAATGAAAGAACCCGTGACGCAATCTGCTTCCTTTTCCGAAGCAGCCAAATCTCCTGTTCAGGAGAAACAAGAGCCGTCGAAAGAAGTGACTGGGAATTATTCATCGCTGTACGAGACGTGCAAGAAAATGACAGGGAAGTCCGATGTCGATGAGATTATTGGAACCCTTTTAGCGCAGAACCAGAATCAAAAATCGTTAAGTAACGAGCTGGAAGTAAGTCACAAAAACGAGATTGAACTCATGGTGACCCAAGGCATCAAAGATGGCCTCATTCCCGCGCATGAGAGAGAAGATTTTATCAAATTGCCCAAAAAAGCAATCTCTATGCATTTGTCGATGGCTATGCCGTTACCAAACAGCATCAAAGAAAAAATAGAAACACCCACCAATCCGTCCGATGTCTCCGTTCCAGCCTTTGTCAAAGAGTCGGTACAGAACATCTTTAAAAAAGCCAGTGAGCGATAGAGGTTATTATGTCAGCATCGAATGAATTTATTAGTTATTGGGATCCCCTTCCCGTCAGAACGGTTCATCCCCAAGTCTTAGCTCCTTTGAATCGAGTCTACAAAGGCACCTTAGCGACTCAGATTGATGGACTCGTTTATAATTTAGACCAGGACTTGACTCCTCTGTTTCGAACAGTACCAGGAGCTGATGCCAATGGTGGAATCGTTCTTTGGACCACGCAGGCGAATGTTTTTTACAGCCAGAGCAAAGCCGCCAGTAGCGTGTTAGGTCTGAAGATTGTTTACGCCACGAATCAAATCAACATTAATGTCACCTTGGCCGCTGATGGAGGTGCTGTGGTGACCTCAACCGCCAACGACGTCGCTGAGTTGATTTGGGGACATGCTACCGCCTCTAAATATCTTCACGCCAACTTTACCGGAACAGGATTAGGACTTGCGGCTGCCTTTGTGAGCGCGCATGTGCCTGAGCAAGTGCTTTTAGGGTTAGCCGAGGAAACATATGACAATGCCACCAACGCAAGTGCCTTGGTTGCTCCGATGCGATTCAAGCAAGGCGTGTGTGCCATCGGACAGTATGGACTAGACCCGGTCACAATTAGCAACATTGGCAGCGATGTCGCGATTGCAGATTGTAACACCATCAAAGCAACGGTAGGTCCGCTAGATTACCCAGTCAAATTAATCGATATCGGACCCACCAGTGGATTCAATAATGCAGGCGATGTGCTTGTCAATGTAGCGCTGTAAGGAGAATGTAAATGCCATCTTCATTTGGTGTAGTTGGAAGAGACCCTGGGATTTTAATTAATCAAATCAACCTGAATATGAATCAGGAATTGGCAAAATTAAATCCTGCGTATGAAAAAATCGCTTTTGTGGACCGCACTTCGGGAAAAACCGGAGAGGTCGAATATTACCCCATGCAAGTCTCCTCGACGGCAGAAGTCGATCGAGGGCCTACCGAGGAGCGTCAATTCTCCGATGCGGAAGTCATTGAGCTAGAATGTAAAGCGAACCGCGTCGAGCAGAAAAATGGTGTCTTGATTCCAATGGGTCCAGAGTATGACCCGTATGGATTAATTGAACAAAAAGCTCCTGACCTCATTCGTCAAATCTCAAAAATTTGGGATCGACGTCTTGCCTCGTTAATTCGAGCGAATAAAGTGGCCTATGATGGCGCTCCTTTCTTTGGAGACCATTCTTCCAATAAGGCCAAATTGGGAGCCAGTCTTTTTAATAACGATTTGAAAGGGATTAGTACCACCGAGGCAGGAATTCAGTATGCGCTCGATTATTTCACTCACATCCCTGGCTTTGACGGAACGTTTATTAACGATAGCATGGGAACTCCTTTGTTTCTTTGTCCTACGTTAGAAACAAAAATCCCACTTGATAAATTGTTTCATGAAGGATTGATTGCTGAGCAGGTTGCTAGTGCTGCCGCTTCTTCCAATACCAGGATGGTCGGGTTAGGACAGACGCTTTGGATGCCAGAGCTTTATGACCCCACCGACCCATCGTCAAAGAATAGTTTCTACATCATCAACATGAACTATGGAGACCGCGCTGCTTTCATCGTGCGTAACCCTGTCACTCCACAAATTCTAATGTCGAGTGGCGACTCGAACGATTATTTCTACATGACGAGAAATGCAAGAGCCATCACGTATGTCACTCATGGTGGCGTGGGTTATGGATTACCTCAGCTTTGTTTGCGATGCAGTCTGTAAGGAAGGAGAAGAATTATGGCGTTTCGAATTAAAACAATTACTGTTGCTGCTAACACGGGGTATAATATCCGATTATCAGAAAAGGACTCTGACCTCGGGTTTACGAACTTAAAAATTCGCAGTACCGTCGCTGCCTTTGTTCAACCCCTTCCGTACCAGTCTTCGGATCCGTATGATTCGTTAGCAACCCCTACGGATCCCACTCCAGCCGCAGGGCAAAGCACAAGTTATTATTTGCTTACGGCGAATGAGGCTGTGACTTTAGGGTACGAATCTCCCAAAGGCGGAGAGAAAAACGGAGAGTTTGTCGACCGTTTCCAATTCGTCCAAATCTTTGCCAAGGCTGCAGGCACGATTGTTATGTTTTGCCACTAAGAGGGACTGATGGCAACGAATCCTGTCTATCGAGTTAAATTTACTCCTGTCGATACCATCCCCTCCTCGTTGGATCAAAACAATGCGGTGTTTATCCGTTTGTTGAAGAACGTAGAGGTCTGGGTGCAGTTTTCCGATGATGTAGCGTTGCAAGAAGACGTTACGTTATTGAAATGGATTCCCGAAGCGAACGCGGGAGCCGGAGCGTGGTACCCGTATCGGAATCCGCAATCGTTCGATACGACAAAGTACGATGGGAAATTTATGGCTGCGTGGAATAACGATATTGATAACGCGGCGTGGTTCCAGCTCCTTGTCCCCGATGATGTAACCGTCATTGAGGCCTTTATGCAGGGAGTCAAATACTAGCATGGATCCTGTCTACGCAACCGTTGATGATTTTTGGCAACTGGTCGCGCCTCCCGATACGTTATTTCAAGACCAGGGCATTGAGCCAGGGACCTGGAGCAATGTATCCAAAGTAGGGACAGGAACCGGATCCATGGATGTCTCCCTTCTCTCCAATCCCCGAAGCACGTTCTCGGTGATTGTCACTTGCGTTTCTTCAGGAGAAATTAATGTTTACGGTACTATTAACCCCGGACCTCCGCCCCGTTTTACTATTTCTTTGGACAATGGCATCAGCGCTACTCACCCTCTCGAAGTTGAACAAGATGGCTCTTTAGCCTATCAAAAAGGCGGATTTACGGTCCTTTTTCAAAATGGATCGACTCCAACGAGTTTTTTAGCCAGCGATCGATTTTCGTTTACCACCACGCCCTCGCCTGACATTCAAGCACATCTGATTGCCGCCTCTCGAGAGATGGATCCATTTTTGAAAAACACCATTTGTTTGCCCTTAAAGACCTGGGATCAGAACATCACCATGATTTGTTGTCAGTTGACCTTGTGGTCGTTACTCAAACGAAGAGGGTTAGACAAAAAGCAAGATGTGGAAGTTTACTACCCGAAGCGTGCGTATGAGATGTTGAAATATATCTCGATTAGCGATGTGCAGCCAGGGGTCAAAGAGAACGGAGACGTTTTTGTGTTCTCTGATTTTGGACAAACGAGAAAACCTTACAAAACCGATTGGAGATTTTAATGATTGCCAATCTGACCCAGGAAAAATTCGAACAACTGCTTCGTAACATAGACGAGGTTCGAGGAAAAGCCATCGCTGAAGCTGCATTGGCCGCAGCGCCTGTGATTCAAAGAGAAACAATAGCTTCGTTTGACGAACAAAAATCGCCTGCAAATCAGTCCTGGGCACCGCTCAAAGATCCGAAAAAGCGGTCTCGGCCGATTTTGCAAGGCTTAAAAGAGTATACAAAAACGATTCCGTCTCAAGAAGGAAGCGTCTTCTCTACGAATCAAAAATATTACGCCAAATTTCACCAACGTGGAACTCGGTACTTGCCTACTCGCTCTTCGTTGCCCGCCAAAGGAGAGTCAGTCCCAACGTGGGAGAAAAATGTCGCTACCCCTGTCTATCAACACATTGCCAATCTGCTGAAGGGGAAATAGATGCTCATCGACGTATTTCGAGAATTTCAGAAACATCATCTGATGGCTCAGATTAAGCAATATTATGGCCCCGAATCGTCTCGGGGTGCGACTTCGTACCCTCACATCGAATGGATTCCGACCTCCGATGTTTGGGACCCTCCTTTATGGGTGAATCAAGATGCCATTATCGACGGGAAACAAATTCAAATCGAAGCGTGTTTCTCTCGAGCTTGTGGTGTGACGTTACGGCTTTATGAAAAAGATTACGAACCGTTGGAACAACTTATCAATCGAGTCGTCAATGCGCTTTACGACGTTTTGGTCAGCACGGCGAATTTTACCATGAAAGCAAGCGCCATGATGAACCGAGATCAGATTAGCGAAAACACAGTCGGCTACGAGATGAATTTATCCATTCGCGTGCCGATTTACCGATTACTCCCTGTAGCAATTTTAGAAACCATTGAGGAATCCGTTGCGGTCTCTCCCTGACTTTAGGAAAACAAAATGACACTCCCTAACATTACTTTTAACTTCCGAAGATCAAACACTCCAACGAATCCTCAAGATTTGACTGGGAATGCGATGATTGTAGGTCCCTGCTCCTCTGGACCTGTCAATACTCCCACAAGATTTGACCAAATTTCCGACACGGTTCCTTTTGGTACCGGGTCGGGCATTGAAGAGGCTCGTGCGGTTTTACTACTCGATGGAGGGCCTGTTTATTTTACTCGCTCCACCACAACGACTGCCTCGGTCACTAGCTCCGTCACGAAAGTGTTTGCCAATCCGGTCGGAACCCCCGTGATCTCGTTTGGAAGTGTGATTGCCGCTGGCGCAGATAACAACGGAGATGTGCTCATCGAAGCCAAAGATAGCGATGTCTCGATTGTGATTAACGACCCTGGGGTTGTGACTGCAAGCACGCTTGTCAATGTGGCTGGCAAAGTCATCACCGTGACGTTGAAGCATGACTCGATGGCGATTACAGAGACCGGAACTGGATTAGCTGCCGCCATTGTAGGAACTCCAGCAGCGCTGGCGTTAGTGTCCGCGGTCGCTTTAGGCACAGGAGCCTCGTTAGCAGGACCACTTACTTCTACCGCGCTCAATGATGGCGCGTTGCGAATTACAGCGTTAGCTCCTGGCATTTTGTATCGCGTCATTGTCTCAGGAACGTCTACACCTTTTTCGACCACGTACTCCGCAGGAACCATTACGGTGAACTGTGCGACCAATGCCAATGGGGAACCAACCACAACCGCAGGCACGGCCTATACTTCCCTCGTCGCGTTGGCGGCTGCCAATCCGAATGTATTCTCGGTGGCAGAAGTGGGAGCGGGAACTAAATTACTCGGCGCCAAATCGATTACCATGTTGCCGTTTGGATCGAACGGAACAGGAGCGTTGACAGGAACCGCGTCTGACCAGTTTGATGCGATTATCCAAGTGACTCAAGGCGGAACCGTAGGTGGAGCTACCGCCATTATTCTTATTTGGTCGGTCGATGGAGGGTATAGTTATTCCTCTCCCGCGACAGGGGTTGTCTCGCCTTCCGGGGTTTTGCTCCTGAAAGATTCTTTGCTCGATACGGGTCTGACCTTCACGCTAACCGGAACCGTCGATACTGGAGATAAGTTTTTATTTACAACGACCCTTCCCACGTCGGGTTCTACCGATACCATCACGGCGGTAGATGCTGCCATTTTGGAGACTGGCTTTAAATGGGGGTATTTGTCCTCTCCTACTTCGGTCGACCGAGGATTGGCTACGCTTTTAGAGAATCGGTTGCAAGGCGCGTTTCAAGACCGATTCATTCGTGGCATTTTCAATACCAGAGATATTGGCGAAGGGGTTCCTGGAGAGACCGAAGCTCAATGGATCACGGCTTTAAATACAGATTTTGCAGGATTCATTTCTCAAAATGGAGCTATGGATATTGCCGCAGGGTCAGACGAGTGGTTGTCTCCCTACCTCTTGCGGAAATTTCGAAGGCCGCTCGTGTTTTTTGCCGCCAGTCGGTATTCGTCCATGCCCATTCACGAAGATTATGGGAAAACCGCTTCCGACACGTCCAGTTTAAATAACGTGTTGTCCATTAGTCACGACGAATTTAAGCATCCAGGACTTGACGACCAACGGTTTTTAACCTCTCGAACCTACAGCATTGGCGATGTTCAAGGTCGTATTTTTATGACTCGCAGTGTGACCATGGCAGACCCTGCCAATGTGGGATTTACGAAATCCCAATGGTCTCGAATGGCGATGGGGACCGCGTACAACGTAAAAAATGCATTGTTTCAATTCTTACTCTCAAAATTACAAATTATCCCGGTTGCAGGGTCTCCTACCGTTCCTGCAGGAGCACTCTCAGCCACTGCTGCTAATAAGATCAAAAATGCGGCATTAAGTCAGATGAATTTGTACCTGGGCAGTATCAAAACCGATGGAGAGGTCTCTGCTAGCTTTTGGGATTGCGAGGTTCCACGGAATTATAACTTTGCGCAAACCCGAAACTTGCTTGTCAATCTTATCATTTTCCCTGACGGGGTAGTTGAACGAATTACCGTTCCGTTAGTGATTCAAATTCCTGCATAGAGGTCGATTATGACACTGTTACCTACTCAAATTAATGGATTATACACAGACCACTCCAGTGTGAGAGTCACGTTCCCAAACTCGGAGCTATTTTTTAGTCATGTGAAATCGATTAACTATGAACAATCACTCACTCCCGCAGAGGCCTATGGTACGCATCCGATCCCTTTGCCCACGGGCCTGGGTCAATCCAAAGCCTCTGCCACCATTGTCGTTGTCAAAGAGGCATGGAATGATTTCATCGCGCATGCCGGTCCTGGGTATGGCGCCGCTGTGTTTAGTATACCGATTACCTACGTTCCTCGTGGCTCGTATGATGCCATTGAAGATATTTTGCACGATTGTCGAATTACAGGGGTGAAGCAATCGAGCGCACAAGGGCAAGGAGGATTAGAGGTTGAGCTGTCTTTGTATGTGCGGTACATTACTCAAAATGGAATCAGCTTGGTCCCCATTGATAATGATATGATTCCCAATCAATTAGCTGCGTAGGAGAGAATGCATGGAGTATCACGTTACCGTTGATGGAGTAGAAATTCAGTTACGAGGTCTTACGGAAGAAGAAGCGATTCTGATCCAAGATAAACGCAGACGGTCGTTAGAGGATAAAAATTGCTCCATCGAAGATGATGGAGAGGTAGAGATTAAACGACTCATCCTCTCTCCCCCGCTTGAGGAGTTGAAACCTCTGTTTCGTAGACATCCTCGACTGGGAGAGCAGCTTTTTGCAAAAATGGTTCTCTTGCAAGACACGCAAAAAGTAGAAGAGGATTTATCCGTCCGTGAGGATCTTGAGCTTCAAGAAAAATACAAAGGCAATGTCGTTGGCATCCTGTGGCCCGTCACGGTGGAGCAAGAGGTAGAGCAAGAGATTGAGAACCTCGATGGCACGGTAGAGAAGAAAAAAGTCACCACGTTGGTCAAAACAAAAGAACGGTTTTTATTCCGTCGCTTCTCTCGTTTCGAAACCAAAGTGCTCGACCGGGAAGTTTCTGAGAACGAAGGCAATCTGACGTCGATGATGTTGATGAAGCGAGTCAAAACCCACTCCCTGGAGCGAGAGAAGACGGATGCTTTCGCTTCGAGTAGGCCGTTTTTCTACCTGAATGTGGCTTGGTTTTTACACTCCATCACGTATGCCGATTTAGATTTTGATGTAAAAAAAGCATAGCCCTCTATCAAGATTCCAAAAAAGAGTTGGTTTCGAGAGCGATTCATCTGTGTGCTTTGATTCATGGGAAAGAGTGGAAGACGCAGATTTCGGAAGAGGGCTTTGCCGGCGCGATGCGAGTCTCAGAGTTTATGTATTACTGTACTGCTTTTGTTGAAGCACAAGGGAAATAATGGCCGATTTTGACCCTTTGGTTTGGGAACTTCAGTTTAAACTTCAAAATCAAGGGGCGGACCTCGTTCGTGCACAAAGCTTACTTCAAAATGTAGCCAATGTCGTTTCTGTTACGAACATTACCATTATTAACATGAACAAGGCGTTAAACGAGACGTCCAAGAATGTGAATAACAACTCAGGATTTGCCAAGATTGCCAAACAAGCGTTAAGCGCAATCTCTGGGGTGAGCGCGGTCATCTCTTACTTAAAACGAGCGTATACTGAGTTTGATTCGTTTACAGAAAAGGCCGTCTCTTCGTTTGCAGAACGACAAGCCTCGTTACGCGCGTATACGTCCATCTTAGGAAGTGCCACAGAAGCAGAAAAGCAATATTTCAAAGAAGCTGCGTTATCGCAAAAGACAGAACTCACGCAAACGGATGTACGAGGGTTTAGTAGTCGTTTAATTACTTCCGGATTTCGGGGAGATAATTTAGAAAGAGCGAGACTCAATGTCGCCGATCTTGTTAGTTCTCGACCTGAACACCTTCGAGCTGCGTCTTCGAATCAATTGGCCGAGCTTTATTCCAAAGTTCGAGGGTTAGGGTATATCCAAGAAGGGCTAGTCAATCGAACGGCGTCTCGGTTTGTCAGTGGAAATTTCATTCGAGAAGAGATTGGGAAGCAATTAAATATCAAACCAAGCGAGGTGCAAGGAGCGTTAAAGGATCGAAAAGTCTCTGCGGATGCGTTTTTTAACGCCTTCCAAGCCGCCTCGCTTCGTCAATTAGGCACGAAAAAAACCGGAGAGTTTGCTTTGGGTGGGAATAATACCCTCAGCGGGCTTTTGTCCAACCAAGGAGAGGCCGAAGAGAACCTATATCGTTCGATTAACCCAGACACGTTAGCCGGCGTTAAATTATACAAAGAGTCGATTATCGAATTAACAAGCGCGATGGATTCGAGCACCAAAACCGGAGATAATTTACGGTATGTGTTAGAATCGGTGTCCGATGTCGGGACTGGGTTACGAGCGGCTGGGAATGATTTCAAAACGGGATTTTTAGAGGATTTTGCTAGTGGATTTCGAGACACGGAAGAGAAATTAGGCACCTCTTCGGAAGAGACCAAAGTCTCCCTTGAGTTATTAGGCGATAATTTCAGAGAGCTGGGACGACTTTTTGGGGGAGTAGTTGGGCCAGCCGCTGCGTATGTCATTAAATCAGTCAAAGGTCTTGGCATCGCGTGGGACATCCTTGCCATTGGAGTCAAAGCCGCAGGACGAACCATCTCGAATTTTGGTATTACCGTCAAAGACGGATTTGCAGATTTACTCGAGTACGTTTCTCAATTTTTCGATCTAGCAGGCAAACTCATTGTCGGCTCTTACAAGAAGATTTTAGGAACGGTCACGTTCAATAGCTCATTAAAAAATGAAGGCAACGAGATTTTAAAGAATTTAGGATTTGACCAGTCTAAATTCTCAAAAGATCGAACGGATAAGGCGACGTTTAACTCCGATTTGGATGAACTTTTCAAAACGCTCATCGAAAAAGAGCGAGACGAGAAAGAAAACATTGCATTAGCCAAAGAGAGAGAGAAAAAGAAAAAAGGCGCCTTGCCATTGCCTTCGGACACCGAAAGTGGAGGAATTGGTCGAGGCGGAGGTGGAAGAAAAGGACGAGGTGGAGGGGGGGATTCTTCTGGCGTACTGTTGGCCTTTGATTACCAAAACGCACTCCCCTCGATTGCGTTAGGCTCGGCGGCCTCTGTCGGCTCTGGCGGCGTTTTCAATGTGACTCCACCGGATTTAAAGTTTTCCAGCGGTCGGTCTTCCGCAATTCACATCGACACCATTGAGATTATTATCGAAGGCGCGAATTCCTCTCCCGAAGAGATTGCGGACCAAGTTTATACACGGTTCTCTCAAAGCGTGGGCAGGTTGGTTCGCGCTCCTTCGGTGGGAGTGATTTAATGCCACAAGCGAATTATTACCAAACTCCGAATATTTTGCGAGACGTTTCGTTTCAACCTTTCTCGTTGCCTAGTTGGATTACCAACTCAAAAAAATGGAACCAGATCTATCTTGGGAATGTTCTTTTGCCCGGGTATGCATATTTAAAAGAATCCACGCTCGCATTACGCAGCGAGAAGAATAAATCGGGAGGAAAAGATTTTGGTACGGTCCTCATCAAAGGGTTAGAGATGCCCGATTTTTCGTTTGAGCTGATTTTAATCAACAAAGAACATGAAGACCAATGGACCGAATTGGCTCCGATTTTTTTGCCCAGAAAAAACCCACTGGATCGTGGCATCCTTCCCGTGTATCACCCAAGTTTAGCACGCTATCAAATTGGGAATTGTGTCGTCGTCAAACTTGTTGAGACCCCTCCCAATGCAGGAGGCCCGATGCGTGTGAGTATCCAATGCATTGGTGTGTCTCCTGTCAAAGACAACGCGTCCAAATCCATTAAGAACAAAGGCGCTATTGGGACTTCCCCCGTAGGGCAAGCTCCTGGCTTCGTCAACGTCTCTGCCAATGTTCCAAGTGACAATGTGCATGGATATGCCAAACAAGCACCCATTCCAAACCCAGGTGCGCGATGAGTGATTGCACATTAATCTCTTCGGATGGAACTGAGTTCCCTATCATGAACGGGGATGTGTTATTTCCTTATTTTGGTAACTGGAGTGCAAATCTGGTGCTCTCGGGCGCAGAATCGGCTCCTAGCGGTCCTTGTACGATGAGGTATTTTACTTCTAAGTTTTCTGGCTTTGTGCTTCGGTCTGGACAGTTTGAAGGGCAATTTTATTGCATGGTAGTGGGAGGTGCAGGAGGTCTTTCGACCGAAGTGTCATCGACGGGGTACAATTACAATGTCAAAGTCAGTTTGCCACTCTCTCAAATGCTTGCCGAGGTCAAGGAGACGATCAGTCTGAAAAGTGACGTCTCTTATTTGAATAAAATCCTTCCCAGTTGGAATCGATTGCAGGGCAGTTGCTCGGTCGAGGTCAGCAAGTTAATCGATTTCTCGGGCGGACTTTGGCGAGTTGTGGATGATGGCGGTGTATTTGTCGGCGTTGATTCTTTCCAGGTCGCTCCTGATTTTTCCTACACGGTGCTTTCCATCGATCCCATTCATGCCACGGCAAGACTCTCGCTCGAATCGCTTTCGTTACTCCCAGGGATGCGATTTCCGCAGAGCGATTATGACAATCTTTCTGAACGAAAAATCGGCGCCTGTCGTTATTTATTTACGCAAGGATCCAGTCAGCTCACCCTTTGGTTTTTAGAAGAAGAAGGAGTGTATACAGACGCATTGCATGCCGGGTTAGAGACGTTTGTCAAAGAAGTCATGCGGGGCGTTGATTATTTGGCAAGTTACCCAAGCCGCGTGATTGAACAGCGCGCCGATGGGACGGTCGATATTCAGCCAGACAGTGACCGGGTTCCTCCGATGACATCCGTACCGCTCAAAGTAGATAATCCAGGATTTAAACACAAAATCCCTGCGAATTCTCGAGGGAATTTAAAATTTGAGCAAGGCAATCCGCAAAAGTTTGTGTTCACCGAGTTTGAGATGGGTCCTGGCGGAAGAAAAGTATCAGGAGTGGGAGACCAAGTGAATTTAGGGTATTTGGTCAGCACAAAAAACATGACCGGAGCCATTACTGCCCTTGTGTGGGATGCTACCGCTGGGGATATCCCCCTAGGACCTGGAGATATTAAAACAGGCTGGCCGAATTTAGAAATTGGCCCGGAGATGAGTTAATGCCGAATCCAAAAAGCGTTGATTATAGCATTTTGCCAAAAATCGATCTCACCTTTACTCCCATTCAGGACCAAAATGAGATTTATATCCAAAATGCATACAAACGAGTTACCACCAAAACAGGGATTGAAACCCCTCCTTCGGGCCAGTTTTGGTCGCCCACGACCATTGATCTTAGAGATTATTTTTTAGACAAAATGTCGCCGCAAAAGCTGTCGATTTTGAAAAACCGACTCGTGGAGATTTTCCAAGTCGAGACCAGGTATAATGTCGACATTGACTGTACCTTTCTCAACTCTGAGTTAAAGGTGAAGATCATTTTATTCCCTGTCGATAATCCAAGAGCGATTAAGTTAATCTTTACCGTTACGTCTTCTTCTCTTTCCTTTCAGAGGGTCCCATGAGTACAGTCACCGATTTAATTGAAGGCGTCTCGCAACCGCAATATTTTGCAAATTTGCGAGCCAAACATCTCGCCAATGGGGTTCCCTTTGATTCGTATCTGGACGAAGAAAATTTAGGCCTTTCGAGTACGGCCATCTTGTCCCAGTTCCTTGCCGCCCTTCGAGGGAGCAATACCGACCCCACCATGCTTGTGGGTGTCTCGTATGTGTGTGCAAGTTTGTTCTTGCAAACCGCCAGTGGAAAAGGACTGACCGCGCTTTCTTTGAGCCAGTATCAAAATACTAGACAACTGGCCTCCGCCACGCAAGGCATCATGCGACTGATTGCCTCTCCCATGTCGCCAACGTATAACATTGTCCCAGGCCAATTAACGGTAGGCTCCGCCGATAATGATTTACTGACGTACACGAATCTGACAGGCGGGACGCTTTTGTCGGGAGGGTTTTTAGACCTCACCTTCCGCGCGACCTCGACGGGATCTATTTTTAACGTCGCTAACTCGCAGACGATGTTGCTAAAAACCGTGCTCCCTGGCGTAGTGATTTCAAATCCCATCTATCCGCCGCAGGTAACCTGGATCACGTTAGCCGGAACCGATGATGAGTCAGATGAATCCCTGAAAAACCGAGATTTGAACCGCTGGGGAACAGTGGGAGCTGAGTGTAACGCAGAAGCCCTCAAATATTGGGGCACCCTCCCTCCAGCTGGGTATACCTCGTCCCCGGTCAAATACATTCGGGTGTTACAAAACTTTATCATCTCGACCGATCGTACAGGTCATTGTCCCAATGTCGTGAGCATTGTCCTTGGGAATGATACAGGGGCGCTCTTGCCTATGGATAAAACTGCCGTCCAGGGGAATTATGAAAACCCTCAAAAATATGGAATCGGACGCAAGATTTATTACCTAGATATGGGGTTTTTAACCGCCACAATCGCCGGAACCGTCTACATCTACAAAGAATCGGGAGCCGACCCGTTGTTTGTGAAAAAGCAAGTCGAAGCATCGTTAGAAGATTTTGAACTTTTCATCTCGATTGGAGAGATTATCACGGTTCAAAAAATCGGCGCGCGCATGGAGTCTGCCAACAAACTAGCGATTAAAGAGGTCGTCCTTACCATGCCAAGTGCAACCTTGGTCCCCTCCTTTACGCAAAAAGTAAAATTTACCCTGGGAACCATTAATTACGTGACGGTCTAGCATGGGATACGCAAACTACATCAACAACCTCTCTCCAGATTATTGGCAAACGCTCGAAGGGCAAGCGTTCTTTAAAGCTTTTGGCGATGTCGGGGATGAACTCATCAATGATGCGCTTTTGGTGGAGGACCAGGCTCGCATTCAGACCTGTGCTGAGGATACGCTGCCCTACCATTTTCAAAACACGTACACGCTCGTCTCTCCGTTTGAAACGCCCGCAGAGCAACGAGCCTATTTGTCTGGGTTATTCGATACCATTTGGAAACAAAATGGGTCGGCACAACATTTACTCGCGGAACTAAAACGGTTTGGATTCCCCAATGCCAAGATTTGGATTTGGAATGATCTTGTAGACGCAGGCATTCCTGCCTTTGGCGGCGATTTCACAAAGATTGTCGGAGCGACTCCGAATACGGGAGTTTGGTATCTTCCCAAAGGAGATCTGCCCTTAGGTGGCCCTGGATGGACCGTCGAGCATCGAATTGCAGGCGCGAATCTACCTCTTCAAGTCACGCTCGACATCCCTGGGAAGCATTTGTTGGTTCAACTGCAAACGGATGGAGCATCAAATCCTTTAAGTCGAGCAATTGATATTTGGAATGCCCTCGAAGCAAATCCTCTTATCAAAGATTATTTTTATTACCTCTACGGAGGCAATGGCTTTGGCACTGCCATCTCGTCGATGCAGATCACCCTCCCCTTTGCCTACTACACCTATTACTTCATCGATTTGTATGAACCCAATATGGTGTCTGCGTTTGTGCAGTGGAACCAAGAGGGTATCTTTTGGAATGATGGGGTCACGACCTGGGATGAAATTGTGACCGGCAATAACATGGGCTTTATTTCCCTCTTGCGCGAAGTCATTCGTCGAGCGACACCCAGCACCATGTCGTGTCGCTTCGTCCGCGTGTTCGATCAAGGCATCTCGTACAATATTCCGATCGCAGACCAGTACGAAGAAGACGCAAACGGAAACATTATGGATTTTTACACCACGCACTACTAGGAGTTATTTATGGGTACGATTCTCACAGAAACCTCTACATTTGATCCTCAAGTTGTCGTTCCCAATCCTGGAGAACCAGTAAGAGCGAGCGATGTGATTGGAACTTCTTATTTAATCATTGGGATTGGACCCAATGGCGGAGTCATTTATGTAGCCCTAACACCTTCCGCACGCATTCAGCACTTGGGAGGGATCTCAAAGACTCTTCTAGTTACGGTCTTAGTGAACGATATTACCGTACAGTTGGGCACAGACTCGATGGGGAATGTCACTTCCACCGCGAATGACGTAGTGACTGCATTTAATGCAAACGCGATGGCAACCGCGCTTGCGACTGCGACCCCACAAGGAACAGGAACCGGGATTGCAGGAGTCAACACTGCCTTTATTGCGATTGGACAAGGAGCGCAAGGTTCCGTTCGTCCTCCCTTTCAAGCCCTGACCAATCGAGCCAGATATGTTTACGATAAAGTCAGAGGAATTTTATTCGGCACTCTCTCGGTCAAAAACATTTATGCCGATGGCGTTGGCGATGGAACCAATCTTTCCTCGGGAGCAGACATTGGAACAACCTCTGCCGTTCGTGCCGGTACCCAGATGGTGGCTCAAACCAATGTTACTGCCGTTCATGGAGTGATTCAGACATTAGATGTGGTCAATGGAGATATCAATGCGGCTCATGACCTAAACGCGGGCAACGATCTAGGCGTTGCTAATAATGCAACGATTACCAACCAAACAGAATCAGGATGGTTCCAAATTGACCGACAGATTGGTGGGACTGCCTTACCTAATACCTCGGTTCCTTTAGGACAAGTAAACCGAGGGAATGTAGTCATTGCTTCTGGAAGTTTTACTGCTGCGACTACTCCTACAGTGTCTTTAGTGGGTTCAGTAAATATTAACACCGTGACACATCCTGCGGCAGGTCATTATATCATCACATTCCATCCTTCAGTAACAAAATATGCAGCCATTCAACTAACTTATTCTTCTCCAGCCGGAGGGTTAGTTTCAATAAGCTATAATGTTATTGCAACAGCTCCTCTTCAAATTGATGTATTTATGCAAATCTTGGCTGGGTTAACAGACGCTCCAGGATTTTCAGTCTCTGTCATTGGAGAATGAAAAGTCACTAAGGAAGTAATTTGATCCCCGAAGTAATTTCGATAGGGCTTAATAAATCTTGGTTTGTTTCCGCCGGGGTTCGACTGATAATCAAAACAGCATCTCCTGGAATAAGTCCTTCTTGTTTAGATAATAGACCACTAAAATGAAAGGAGATTGATAAAGGATCTCCTTCTTCTTTGGTTACATAAGTAATAAATTTATCATTTTGATAAATGCTGACAGAAATAACTTCGTGAGTAGATATTTTACAAGCTAGTTCTAATGAGATGTCTTGCTCACTACTAAGAGAAATTTGTTCTAATTTTGAAACAGAATTTAAACAAGGGGTTGGACGTTGGCAATGAAGTTGTGGGAGCGAAAGAAGCAGTAGACAAGCAATCAGGTATTTTTTTTTCATAAAGTCTCCATGTGTGTTTTGTAGGTCATACATCTACCCTTGAACCGGTGCAAGTATTTTTTCACAAAAAGATCAAAACTCATCTTTCTGTTGGTATTTTTTCACCATCGCTTCGTGTCCTTTGTGTGCAGATTCTGCTTGTTCTCTTCGAATTTGGCGGTCGTTGAATAATTGTTCTGAGTGATTATCAACCTTTTCTTGCAGATTTTGGATGTGTTTGATCATTACTTTTTGGTTGACGAAAAGACTGTCGATAAAACCACTGTGAAAGAATGCATTCTTAAATTCATCTGGACTAACATCTGATTTGAGTTTGACTTCAAATTCATCATTCCGTAATAGAGTGACCGCTCCCTCGACAACGCCTAAGCAATTCGGAACATCCCAATTTTCACAATATAAAGGGCCAAACTGCATAGTAAAAGAGAGACGATTAAGTGGAAACCCCATCTTTTTATCTAAAAGATATTGTTTTAACTCTCTAAGATTTTGGAAGACATGGGCAATAGAAAATTTACATTTACTGCAAGAAGCACATAGGACGAATTCTTTAGGGTTTTTGTTTTCTTGATTCATATTTACTCCTGTGTGTTTGAGGTGGACTGAATCAGTTCAATGAGCTTATCTGCCATGCGTTGATACTGGGTATGTTTAGCATCAGAAGCAGCATCAGAAGCAGCATCAGAAGCAGTAGCAGTAGCTAACCATTGTTCTTTCGTAACGGGGAGTCCGTCGAGTACCTCCTGATAGAGGGTAGCGACTTGAACAATCGCATGATATTGGGGAGAGTCTGTCTCTACAAAACGGATCACACCATCTTTTGGGTCGACAAGACCACAATGAAGGAATTGATCTATAACCAAACGAAGGTCGACGCCTACGGGGATGGCAGCCATGACACGCAACGGCCATGCTTTGGAAAGGAGATCGGGGAGGCCTTCGAAGAGCACATCGATCAGATAAAAGATCTCAACGGGAATACCAAATCGATCTTCTCCTTCGGAATGATTGCCAGAATGGAGGATACACCCAACAGCGCACCCTTTCCCATTTTCCCAATAGATGCCTTTAATAATCTCGTCGGCATCGAAATGGTCTTGCAATTGAGCCAGGAGGATTTGTTTAATGAGTGGGTTGTTATGATAACTTAGCATAGAGGGTGCTCTTTCTCTTCTCCATAGGTTTGAATCAGCTCTTCTAAATGGTCATCACACACCGCAGTGGTGTAGGTAGGCAACCAAAACAAGGTCGTCGCGATTTTTTTACACATGCAATGGGCACATTTTTGGTTGGTACGTTGTAGGTTATAACAGGGATTGCTTTTCTTTTTCGTTTTCATGGGCATCCTACTTTGTGATTGGGGTCAAGACAACAAAGTTGCAGTTTTAATAGTCTCAATTTTGAAATCAGTCGTTCAAATTCGATCTCTTCGTTTTGATCTCGTGCGCGCTCTACTCCGACCGAAACATCTTCAAATTGCTCTTCTAGGAGTAGCACCATTCTTACTTCTTCCTCAGTAAGGATTTTATGAGGTTGAGCGAATGCAGAAACGGTGGGTTTTGGTTCCAAAGAGTTAGAATAACCAGAGAAAGAAGGGGGAGATTCATAGACCGATGACTGCCCCTTCAAAGAAGAACAAAGAGCGAGGAACCCATAAAAAATGACGAGCAGCGTCGTTTTTATAATCCGCCCCATCTTCCTTGCCTTCTATGGGTCGCGTTTGCTTTTTGACGAAGCAGAATTCGGTTCTGGAGGGTATGATCCTGAACAGGGTCATAGGCATCTTGCAACGATTCTTGGATTTTCTGTTGGTAATAACTCATCATTAAGCTCGATATATTTATTTTAAAAATGTGATGGAGCTGTTTTGCTATCTTTGCAGGGATGGCAGATTTTTGGTTAATGATGCGGGTCGCCTGAGATTTTGGAATTTGTAAAACATAGGCCAAATCCTCGATCTCCCAGCATTTGCATCTCATTCGGTTTTTAAGGAGTTGAATCGGATTCATATCATCTCTCTGGCAATTTCCATTCGGTCGCAATTTTAATATGAGTTGCCGTAGGAACGACAAACTCAAAAAATTCCTGTATGTTGTCACAAAAGACCCATAAAATAAGGTAGGTATTTTCCATCTTAATCTCCTAAGTAAGGTGGACTTATTTTTCTCCAAGCTATGACCATAAGATAACAACGACAGCATGAAATCCATTCACCATTATGAAAAAAAGCCCATGTAATGTAGGGTCTAGTTAATTCCCCATCTTCATCATAAGTGAGTGCGGTTACCTCATAAAGAAATCCTTTCTGAGGAAAAGGCTCACTTGTCACATGAATCCATGGATTAGAAACTGTGAATTTTTCTTCTATCTCCTCTAATTGTTGCTGAACATCCTTACTCATCTCTCCTCCTTTCGATTATCCTCGTCCGGACCCGTCCCCGGACCCGTCCCCGGACCCATACCCGGACCCGTCCCCGGACCCGTCCCCGGACCCGTCCCCGGACCCATACCCGGCCCCGGACCCGTCCCCGTACCCATACCCGTCCCCGTCCCCGGACCCGTCCCCGTACCCCTACCCCCCCCCACACCCGCACCCAGACCCCTTACCCGCACCGTAGTCCGCACCCAGACCATACTCGGCACCACGTCCCTTGCCTGATCAGTACTCGTGTCTTGAACCGGACCCGTCCCCGGACCCGTACCCGGACCCGGACCCATACCCGGACCCATACCCGGACCCGGCACCACAGTTATGGGCGATATTTATTCCCCCCATGATGCCCCTCTCAGGGATAGGATTGCTTTTTGTGTGCAGGGAATGATTTCAATTGCCTGCGTTAATATAATTTGATGGATTTCTTCGGAGATTTTACTTCTAGGCAAGACTCCATGGAGAGAAATTTCATGAAGTGTATTTGCTCCGTGCCAATTCCAAATGCGCTTCGCATTTTTCAGTTCGACCTCCGTATCTTTATATCTAACAAGAACTCCAAAATGAACGCCTGCCCTATAGGTTCGAATGATGACATACTTCCCTAGGAGGGATGAAGAGTCTTGTTGTGAGTTATCCTGTTGTGAGTTACAGTTATCCTCGAATAATTTAATCATCTGTTGAATTTGTTTCAGGGTCATATTTTCTATTTCCATGTTATTTGTCCTTTATTGGTTTTTATTTTGTTCTTTCTGGGCAACCTTATCTAATTGCTCAGCCAGCGATTCAACCTGAGATTTAACATACTCGATATCTCGGTACGTTCCCAAAAACGATAACTCGAATTCTTTGGATGGATTTTTCATGTTTGAAATATTTTCTTTGCGGCTATTGTAAATCCCAGGAATTAAATCTCCTGCATGACCACAATCAAACCCAATCCACCAAAAAGAATCGATTCCTTCACACATGTTGGAAAAACAAAGGTCTTGATCGGAGTGAGAAGCCCAGGTAATCCCTCCATGAACATCGAGGGGGATTTCATCTATATTTTTCTGATAATAAGGATGGCCTAAAGGAATAGCTACATATCCACAAAGATGTCCCATAGTAGGTCTTCTAATCAAGCAAGGAAATCCTTTAAACATCCATTCCATTCGATTTGGCTCGTTCTTCCAAGGGCCATCTGGTAAATCGTAAAAAGTCGGGGTTTTATCCATGAGCAATTCTCCTTTGCTTTATTAAGACGTGTGATTTTGTTTTTCTTTTGTCACGCGTTAATTGGATTTTTCATTTTCCCATTTTTTTAATTTTGCTAGAATCCATGAAAGCATTCTTTGTTGTTCTAGGATTTCAGGAGATTTCTCACGAATTACGTTTAGTTCATCTTCCAACACTTCCTCCAAAACCCCCTCTTTGTTTCTTGTTAATAGGAGGAAACATCCACTACACATGATAATACTCTTATCAGCGATCACGGTCGTTGGAGACGATGAAGCGGGATTGTCGAAGAAATCAAATACTTTCTTACAATTTGGGCATGTTAGTTTTAATTTTTTATCCATCGTTACCATCCTGCGTTAACTTTATCCAAATACACTTGGACTTGTTTTCTAAGTTCATTGGTAGGAGTACAGGTTGTATCTATCGTGACTCGACCGGACCTTCTTCCATGCCTATTTTATGGAGCGTTTTTTAATTCAATCAATTTCTCACAAAGGGTTGTGTAATAATTTTTTCTAAGAATTGGCGTCGTATGAAATTCTCGGAATTGTGGAACCACTAATGATGAATGAACGATAATACCGAGACCTACTCTCAGTGCATTGTCAACCTTTGGGAATGAACTATAATAGGGATTGTTTTCTTTTCCTCTCGGAGCGACCCACCAAAGCGTAGAAATTTCTTCATCTAGTATGTTCCATTCCCAATCTGGGATAGGGCTTATATCTAATGTTCTTCGACATAATTCCGATATGGAAAGAATCATTTTATAGGAACTGGTTTCTGGCGGAACTTGGGTTATGCAACCTTCCACAGGGTCAGTTAACATCCATAGGTACATTTTGTACCTTAATCTTGTTAGCATTTTCTCTCGTACTTTCTCTCGTATTTTCTCTCTTTCTTCAATTTTAAGAAAAATACGAACCCACTCTATAAAGAAGTCAAAGGGTACATTTGAAAAAATTCTTCCTACAATATCTCCCCAAAACTCCTCTATTGGTGCATTTCTAAAGTGTTCATATGATTTTTCCATCTTACTTCTCCCTTGATTATCCATGAGCAATTCTCCGTTTTGCCTGTTCTGCGGCAGATGTAATGGCTTCTTGTTCTGCGATGGAGTAGGTGTTCCATCCATTTTGAGAAATTTCTTTTCGTAATTGGTTATAGGAATCGATGTCGGTCACATTCCCATATCGAACGAGATAGTCTCCTAATCGACTTCCCGAGACGGTCCCCGAAATCGGTTTCACATCTCTTTTACTAGTAGGCATGGATGCAAATTTCTTGGGTTTGACTTTTTCATCGACGGACTCATCTGCTTCAGGATCATCGCCTGTGGAGATATTGAGGCAATTGAGCCAGGCATATTTCATCGCCATCGTTTGCGCTTTGGCAATGGCCTTATCGACAGGGTCGGAAGCGGAGCCTAATCCTTCGGTGGATAATCGTTGTTCGCTGTCTGAATCCATCAACGTAATGGTTGCTTTGACTTTTACGTATTGTGAGAATTTCCCGTTTTTTTCTTGCCTCTCATCGGAGAGTAACTCCATGGTGACAAAGGTAATAATTCCATGGGTACATAGCGATTCGTTCACCTTCTCTAAGACTGCGGCGGCGGACGCATAGGTATAATTTTGTCCCTGGTTTTTAGCATCTTTTTGGATGTAGGAACATTCTTTCATGACAAGCAATAATTTTTGACGTAGTGAGTTCATAGTCTCTCCTTAGTTATATAAGCTTTGATTCGATTCTAGTTCCATATCCACCACATAAGAACGAATATCTTCTTCGCTAAATTCGAAGTACAAAGCCACGGTAGGATCACGGGAGATTCGTTGAGCAATGAGTTCAATTTTCTGTTGGGTTTGTGTATTCATCATGAAGATGAAGATAACACAGTGAAAAAAGAGCGCAAGTATTTTTTCACAAAAAGGTAATAAATGTTTTTAATTCAAAGGTTCTTTTTTGATGGTCACTACCAATGGTTTCTGAGGATTTCCTTCAGGGGGTGTTTCATCGGAACTGGAGAAAAAAGGATCCTTAAAAAAACGCTTCCATGCTTCTTGGATGAATCTTTGCGAATGTTCTATTTTCTCAGCGGTATATTCTGTTATTTTTGTATGTCTGTAAACAAAGTAGCTTATATAAGAAGTGGAGATTAACTGAATCAGGACAATGCCAAAGGTCCCTAGGTAGAAGTAGTGGTGAGAGAAAAAATTGGCAACCGTGACGGATAAAATGGCAATACACGCAAGATTAACAACCATGTGTGACTTACTAAAATGTTTCATACATCCAAATCCCTTTCTTTTTCTGAACAGCGATAAACCGGTATGGGTGAGTGGCAGCGGCGACTTTGATTTTGACTCTTGCATCATCCCGCCAAAATCCTTTGACTTCGTGAAATTCAATCTCTTCTTGTTGAGTAATGACTCGAAAATCAGGAGTATAGTAAGTATTTTTGGCGAGTTTTAATTTTTCCGGCTCAAAATCCCATCGAAGGATTTCACCCGTTTTCACTCGAAGGTTCAACAAATCTGCATAAGATCGTTCCGTTCCATTCATGTCTTTGGGAAACGCAGCAATGCATGCTTTAGGATTCATTTTGTTTTTTGACATACATCCCTAATGCTAAAAAAAGTCCTGATGCCCCACAAGAAGAAATGAGTAAACTGGCTGAGTAGAAATGATTTTCTTCGAAAAGTTTCACCACAATCAAAAGCAATCCAATACTGACGAAAACCAAGGAAAAGAGCAGCGCGTTCATAACGGGTCCTACGGATGAATGTTTAGCGAACATATATTATTTTGAACGAATAAAATAGGTTTTTCAAGACATTCTTTAAAAAACTTTCTACTCGTAATCCAACCAAACACTTGTATGCATAGACAATTTAAGAGCCTGCGTGGAGGTGTCATCTAAAAAGAAATTTTTAAGAACCGAGTGCGCATCTTCACATGCATTCATCCATGTGTATTTAGAGATATACATCCCCATGAGACATTCTTGATGAAGGTGTGCAATGTGATGGATGGCAAAAAAGGCAGGAGAATTTTTCTCCACAAATCTGATCAGTCCGTTGATTGGGTTTACTAACAACCAGTGGAATAATTTATGTTTAGAGAGAGTAGAGGTCATGATGGCTCCTTATTTCCAGGGTTTCCCGATGGCAATAAACACTTTCTTTTTGAATATTTCTTGCTCTTCGCGTTCTGCGAGCATTTTAAGATAATTCTCGCACTCTTTTACAAACATCGTGGAGAGTTCAAGCGTTGACATTTCATTGAGTGGTTTTTCCATACCAAAAGGCTACCACACGAATTATGAACGTCAATAATTATTTTTAAAAAAGAATATAATTGTTCAACTCAGGCAATTTTCTTTAAAGCGGCCAAGCACCCTAAGGTGATTTGTTTTTCTTCTTCGGTTTGCACAAACGCATACGATCGGGGGGGAGAAACGGACACTGAAGCAGAAGTGCCCGTATCGTACGTAGACGATTCTGTCATCCATCGTTCTAACCACTCCGGGCGATCGAGGATCTCTTCTAAACTGATGTTCCGGGTTTTTAATTGGAAGGGTTTTCGATCGCCCATGTATCGTCCCATGCGGATGATTCGTTCTCGAAGCTCTTTCCATCCGATTTTCCGCTTTTGGGCGTATTGCTTCATCCATCCTATCCAAGCCTGTTCTGTTTGCTGTGCAATGGCCCCTAATTTGATTTCTTTGGGGTCCGTTTCATTTTTCACGAAGTCTACCCCTAGGGATCCTTTGCAAGCATCATAGAAATCAAATAGCAGCGAATACGCTTGGATTCGTCGTTGATTCCACGCAGAAGGTACCGCAGGTTCTAACCCCGGTTCACTTTCCCCCTTTTCAATCCTACTTTCTAAGAAAGGAGGATCTGTGTAAGTAATCTCTTTATTTATATTACAGTATGCGGGTTTCCCGCATTCTAGTATGCGGGTTTCCCGCATTCTAGTATGCGAGTAATTAGCATTCTGGGTGGTCGACGATAATTTTTTTGGTTTTTGTTTCTTTACAAACACCGCTAGATAGGGATTTTCTTGCGAAGAAACATCAATGAGTTGATTTAATTTCTGCAAGTCAACGTGGTAATACATTTTGGCGGGAACCCCTTTTCGTTTCTCTTTCCAAAAGGGAAACGAACGTAACACAACGCGTGCTCGTTCTTGTTCATACCGAGATAAGCCAATTTCTTGCTTCCATTGCGCCTGGCTTTTATAAAACCATCCGTTTGAATCTTTGGAAAGATTCGACCAATAGCAAGCTTGCGAAAGAAGGAGTGCTGATTTTGCATCTCCCGTGAGGTGAACGTAAGAAGTTTGGAATGCCACAATTCGGTTCCCGAAAATATAAATATTTTTTTGTTGCATACTCGCTTTCTCTGTTGACTTTATAAAAGCGAGTGTATAGGTTGCCTACATGCTCCGCTTTTGTGTGATAACTTATGTGTAGCATTTTGTACCTAGAGAATCAATCCTTTGGGAAAAAGCCATCCTAGGAAATTGTGAAAACAAATAGGCTTGAACCTAGGCCCTCTTCCTTCTTTTCTGTGTCGTGTGTTCATCATAAAACTACAAGTCCATTCCCCTGAGAGATCTCTCAGGGGAAGGAAGAGGTGTTTTTTCTTGCAATTATTTACAAAAAGATTATATTTGTTTTGTGAAAAATAAAAAAGAAAAATCTGACATCCCGCCTGATTCCGAAAAACGAGGGAAAGGAGCGCCTTGCACAAAAAGAGTCCCCGGCACCATGGGAGAACGGATTTATTTGCATCGCAGGCATTTAAAATTAAGTATCACTGAGTTTGCTAAAATTGTTGGAATTTCGCTTGGCTCGTTATGCCAGATTGAAAAAAATAAACGAAAGCCGAATTTACGAACCATTGAGAAGATTTCACGTGCTACAGGTATTTCCGTCTCCTACCTCATTTCTGGATAAAGTGTAAATCTTTAAATACCAGTTGATTTTGCGTGGCGATTTGCTATTGTTTCGTCGGGATGTATTCATGGAGCCGGGAAAAGAAAAAGAGACCTCACTACCAACCATCGCCACCAACCCGATTGCGATTTTTAGTGAATTAGCGTCCAAGTTTGGGTTAAGCTCCATTACGATGATTGTCTTTGCGTATGTGGTGTTATGGGTCTATTATCCCAATCATGAAGATTTCATGAGAAAGCAAATTGAACAATGCAGTCAAGGGCTACTCCAAGTGAGTAAGGATTTTCAATCCCTGCTTTTTAAAATTGATCAAATCCAAAAAACCATGGACCAAAAGGGAATCAACTATGAAAATCATCGCTAGTCTTCTTTCGTTGTTCTTCGCCTCGTGCTCTGTACAGAAGCTGATCTCGTATACGAATCATTTGCAACACGAAACGAAACTCATTAAGCAATACATCGATTGGGAGAAAACCAACTCAAGTAAGATGGCTCCTGCGTGTCTTGATTTTTATCATCAGTCCAAACAACAATTGCTTGACATTATTGATGACCAATCTCAGTTAGTCGATGAGATAATTGGCCTTCGTATTGCAAAAAACGACCTGTTTCGTACCTACTAGGAGATTTCGTGCTAGAACAACTTTTCGACCTCATTAAAGCCTTTTTAGTTCAACTTCAACAAAACCTTATCTCTCAAAAGGTGTATGAGGAACGTCTCAAAGAAGCACTCAGCGAGTATACAAAAGCGTTACAAGATCTTCACACAAAAGAAACGCAAGAGATGTCTATGGATGTGTCTCCATTGGTTCCAATGTTCCACGTGGAACATAATGAAGCCGCTTTGCCTATCGAGCAGGATTTATTAACGAATGATTGACAAAAGATACAAAGGAATTACAATATTTTTGCGGTGGTAGCTTAATCTGTTTTACAGTTGCCCTACCAAGAAATAGAGTTGAGAAAGCCCTCTGCCAAGAGTTTATGTTGGTTTGAATCCAACCCACCGCGTTTCGATGGCCCGCAGATCTTCGCGAGAAGAGGAGTATTCTCTTTGCAACCCCTGCGAATACAAAGGTTGCTTGTACAAGAGCTTGCCATCGTTTATTCGTTGAATTCGGATAATTCCTCTTTCTGGGACAAGTCTAATTTCTTGTTGAGTTTCCATTTTCATCAAACCCACCAAAATACCCCACATGGAGTTCTTGACAAGTTTCGCACATACACACAATGGTATGACGTGGTGGAGATTTCCAGCGAGAGGCAATTTCCTCTTCGTGCATTTGTTGGTACTGTCGTAAGCTTGCTTGGTTTGTTGGCGTGATAACTTTTGTGATTTTCATTCTCCTAGCTTGGGTCCGTTTTGCTTCTTTGTCAAGATTTATTGCAAAAAATAATTATATTTGTTCGTGAAAATAAATGTTGCATATCCGGTTCTTTTTTGGTACATTGCTCGTATGAGTCAATTATCACAAAAAGCGTATGAGCGATTGCTGTTGCACGTGAATCAAATGGAAGATCCTCCTGGAACCAACACAGGACCGGTTGTAGAGTGGGCTACCGATAGTTGGTACCCCTACTTGTCTAAGACCCCCTTAAAATGGTGTTGTGGGGCTGTGTGCACGGCCTATGCAGAAGCGGGGTCGGAGTTTATGCTCGACCATGGGACCTTGCAAGTTGAGAAATTGTTCCAAGCTCTCTTTGTTGCCAATCCTTCTTGTATTTCATTAGTAGAGAATATTCAGACTCCTGTGATTTTTCCCATTGAAAGAGGAGATATCATCTTCTTCGGTACAAAAAACAATCTCCATCATGTAGGTCTTGTAGACAGATATGACACTATGAGCCATATTATCTATACGTTGGAAGGCAATCATCGAGATGGTGTTTTCCCAGGCATGCATTTAAAGTTTTACGCCATTGGAAAGGTTCCCTTTTAATGAATAAGAGAATGCGGAAGAAGCAGAGAAGGAAGAATGAATTGCTTCGTCAAAGTTATCCTCGAATCAATGGGAATAAGATTGAAGTATACATATGTGGTGTTGTATTAATGGTTGATCTGAAAGGTCCCCTTTTAAGGGCCAACCATTTTCCTGATGTCAAGAAAATGGTTGGCCCTAGGAAATAGGAAATAACATGAAAACAAATGATAGTGTTCGTGAGATTGCAGTAGTTGCTAATGCTTTTGATATTTCAACCGAATATTACGATAAATTAATGATTTCTGGAAACTTTAATTATGAAGGGGGTGGTTCTCAAGGACTTTGCTGGATCATTGATGATGTTTTCATCACGAAACTGCTTCGAGCGCTCGGTGTTAACTCCTTACAAAAGACCAAAGGTCGTTATGTCTATGTCACTCATTCTGATAATAGAATTGAAAAAATAGAGCCTATTTTCCGAAAGGATGGAGAGACCTTTGATATTTTAGAGTGGAGTGACTTATTGAAAGACGATAGCGGGAAAAGAATGGTTTGTTCAAGCTGTATGAAGCCTGTCGTTTCTTCTGCTGAGAAAAACATCCCCGATAATGACCGTTGACGATTTCTGATTCTTTGGTATGATAGCAGATTCGTGTCTGACGAGAAGATTATAAACGCTTCTGATTTGCTTTATCTCTTGCGCAAAGAAAAGGGATGGACACAACTTCAACTCGCTCAAAAGAGCAAAGTTTCCCTGCGATTTATTCAATACATCGAAGAAGACAAATATCCTTACCGGTTACGACAAAAATACATCGATTTGCTTTCCTCCTGTTTTCGAACAGATTTTGGAGTCCTTTATGAAAGATGCCTTAGTAGCCAAAAGACAAAAAGGTAGACCGAAAAAAGAATCTACTGAAAAATCATTGATAGATACCCGTGATATGAAGCAAAAGGCCCACGATCTGTTTTTGCAAACAGAAAGTGTGTTCGAATGTTATAAGCAGGCCGGGTCTACTGTCATGAACGATTTTCTGAGTCACTACCCTACTCCTATTCCGTTTCATTTGTTTCGTTACCTCTCTCAGCGTGAGATGATTCAATTCTGCGCATTCAATGAGAAGAATGAGATCGTTCAAAAAGGAGATTTGGTATTTTTTTACGACAAGAATATTTTTAAAGTCTCGTTAATTTTTGACTTTAACAAAAATAATGGTGTCTTGTATGCTTATGATGCTCACATGGAATTATTCCGATTAGAAAAATGGTATTGCCTTGGGAGAATTTCTTGTTGAGCGAAGGAGCAAATCATGGCCACGCCAAAACACCCCCGTATTGTAGGAAATAATCGAAAGAGAGCGATGCAGAGTCATGAGAAGGCTCGGCAGGCGTACGAACTTCGTCTTCAGGGGTATCGACTCGATCATATTGCAGACCAACTCAAGCTCGATGTTTCTACCGTGTCGAAGATGATTCGAAAAGGGTTAGATGAGGCAAAAGAGCATAATAAAGAGCTAGCGCAGCGTGTGCGAGAGATGGATTTAGAGAGTCTATCTGAGTTGCAACCAATCTATTTCCAAAAAGCCAAAGATGGAGAAGTCGAAGGATTCTACGCCCTCATGAAAATCTTTGAGCGGCGTGCCAAGCTGATTGGATTAGATTCACCCGAGAAGATCGAGGTAGAAAACAGCTACAAGGGGTACGTTGGCATCGATACGAGCAAGTGGCCTGAGGTTAAAAAGGAGATGGCCAATGACACCTAATGATACTTGGCAACTGCAATTTTCAAAGAATCCATCCGATTTCTTTGCGGTACGTTGGCGATTCTCAGATGAGGATCAGGATGAAATCGAATGGGAAATCCATGAAATTGCGTGCTTTGACGAAAGAGTCCCTATTTTCTCATCTGAGAAAGATCTCGATTGGATAACAGCCATGCATAGAAAGTCACCTATTCCAATCGAAGATGGTCATATCATGCATGGAGATTTGAAATGGGATGGTACTTTTAATCTAAGTATCTCAGATAAAGAAGCATGTCTGCATTTTTGTGATGCCGACTCCAAACAGCCAGAAATTATATCAATGCTCAAATTGGTTTTTTCGTTAGGACCTAAAATAAGATCGTCGATCACATGGGGACTTGGAAAATCCCAGCAACGAAGGGGGAGTTATCTATTAAAGGAGAAAAAATGACTAAAAAACTGAAGAATACTTTGACATTGGAACTAACTAAAAAAGAATTTATTGAACTGAATCAATTAATGAAATTGGGTCGGAAGATAGATGGAAGACAAATATTATTTAATGAATCCGATCCTTATTTTACTCTATGGGAAAAAATTAATACCTTTGCGTTTGAAAATTTAAGTTTTGAGGAACTTAAAGAATGTATGCAATAACCTAGGAGAAGAAAAATGACAAATGACATTAGATGGCTACCCTTTATTAGATACTTTCAACAAAAAGGGTTTACCTTAATTTTCGACCTTATGGAAGAGCGTTCAGCGCATCTTCTTTTTTATCGAGAAACCATTCCCTCTGATAACCCACATGCTGCTAGGTATGTGATTTTTGCTGTCGATGATGAAAAGTGCAAAGCTTGCCTAACGGATAAAGAATTATTGGAGAATCATGCTCATTATCTTGATGAATCTGCTAGATATCAATTCAATAAGTGGTGTAATTTAAAGACATTTTATGGAGACGAAAAGATTATCTATAGTGGTCATATATGGAGATTTGACCCCATGGTAAAACTAGGACTTGCTTTTCTTCAATTTATTGATGACCAGAAGCGCGAAAAGGGAGATGATAAATGACCAAATCTTCTATCATTTCTG